AACTCTTCAAAGATATTGTATATTGTTCTATACTCATCTCTAATACCAATATAAGAGTCACCTGTTAGATTTTGGGATGTCGTATACAACCCGTTACCGGAAGTTACGTTACCAATATCTAAGTAAGCTGTATCTTCAAAACCACTAGCTGCAGTTAAAGTAGTATCACTGCTATATTTTTCATTAACAGCAATTGTACCTAAACCAGCTTCAATAGAAACATCAATATTGAATAATTCTACATTAGAAGCAATCCTGAATACTCTGTCTAATTTATCATAGATGCTACCTAAGTTCTTACCAGTAGTAATCGTGCCGGTATCAACCCAAGTACCAAGAGGGTATATACCTGGTACATTACCAAAGTTTGCAGTACCGTTGAGTAAGCCATTAGTGGCCATAACGTTATTAACAATACTAGCATTACTGTTAGAAGATTTGGCTGTTCTTACAAACTTAGTAGGGGCATCACCAGCACCAGATGTCCAATCCCCGTCATTTCTACTAATATTAGGATTAACGAATATCTTAACGTTTGGTGAGCTATCATCTCTTGCTTCTAAGAAGAAGGACTTATTACCACTACCATTTTCGTTTTGAATTGTTCTATAGTAGTTTAATGAACCAGTATAACCTTCTGCTAAGAAATAGCTCAACTTGAGATCATCACTAGCAAATGGTGTAATACGTGATTTAATCAAACCAAAAGCAACAGTATCAATGAATTCTGGCCCATTAATATTGAACTCAGGAATGTCTTCAATTGATCTACTAACATTTCTTGTTTCAGATAAGTTAGATGCACTCAAGGCATAATCTAATCTAGATGTAGGAACTGTAGAATAAGAATTAGCACTAGTAGTACCTGCGCTTGTTACTGTGTACTGAGAGCGAACTCCATCAAAGTCAGTTGCTGGGTTGAAGTCTGTATTATCAATAATAGTGGCATAATAGCCTTCATATTTCTCATTAACACTTGTCTTACCTGTATTCAATACAACAATACCAGCTCCTACAGCATTAAGAATATTAGCACTTGTAAAACTAGTAGTAGTGTTAACAATTGTATTAGTATTACTCCAAGTAAACTCTCCATTAGCTACTTTATTATAAGTAGCTTCATCAAGTTCTACCAATGTTGGTTGACCAATAATATAATATTCGCTGCCAGATAAACTTTCTGTGGAATATCCAGATAAACCAGTTAGACTTGATGAATAAGCTTGCACGGATATAAGTTCGTAATCATCACCTGCTACAGGTGCTAATGCAAGATTTTTTGAAGCTGCAGTAAGTACACTAGTACTAGTAGATGACGATATAGCACTAACGCTAGTGGATATATAACTTAACTCACCATCACTTATCTTCTTAAAAACCCCTTCAATATAAATATCTTTTGCGGTTGTCTCACCTGAAACCCAACCTACATTAGCTTCGAAAGTAAGAGTTGTTGAATCATCACTAACCGCAATATCTGTTATAGATAGGGTCTGGGGAGATACTACAGGATATACTTGAGCTGTATATTTTTGTGTTTCTAGTCCATTACCCGTACCATAAGGTAGACGGGAGACATAAACATTAGCATCACTGTTAAATACTTGACGCACACTGTGATAAAAATATCTTTCAGCGGCTGTTGTTGGTTTACCATAGATTTGTTCGAAATCCGCGAAAGTACCAACATTGAGAATTTCATCTGTAGGTCCTTCATTAGAAAACCCTGGGATAAAGACAGTAGTACCAACGTTAGCTGGTGCTCTCAATGTTTGATCAATTTCTCTGATTTCTACACCTGGAGATTGAATTGTTCTTCTAGACATAGTTGTAACTTTCTTTAATTATTTATTGTTCCTTAATGGAAAGTTAGGATTTATTATCAGTTGAAATCTTAAAGAAATAGAATACAATATAAATATGAAAGGTATCATACTTGCTGGTGGTAGTGGAACTAGGGTTTACCCTACGACTAAAGTACTCTCTAAGCAAATATTACCAGTTTATGATAAACCAACCATATATTATCCCCTATCTACCCTTCTAAAACTAGGTATAAAAGATGTTCTAATTATATCTAATAAATTACATTCATTCTTCGACCTACTAGGGGACGGTTCAAATCTGGGTATCAATATTACTTATAAAGAACAAAAGCAACCACGTGGTATAGCAGAAGCTTTAATTATTGGAGAGAAATTTATAGGTAATAGTGATGTTGTGCTTGCTCTTGGAGATAATATTTTTACTGGGGTAAATTATAATAAGTATGCTCCTGGTGCTACTATTATTGGTTATAGAGTCAGTAACCCACAAGATTATGGTGTTGTTGAATATGATGAGGAGTTAATTGTTACTAACATAGTAGAAAAACCAGATAAACCTAATAGTGATGTTGCAGTTACAGGATTATATTTCTATGATAGTTCTGCACCTGAAAGAGCAAAAAAGCTAACACCTTCTAGTAGAAATGAGTTAGAGATTACAGACTTAAATAAGAGTTATTTAGAATCTGGGGATCTCAATTTATCTATTCTGAATTCTGAATATGCTTGGTTTGATACTGGTGATAATGATCAAATGTTTGAAGCTACGATGTATATAAAAAGTATACAAAACCGTACTAATCAAATGATTGGCAGTGTAGAGCTAGAGACTTTTAAAGCAGGTAATATTGATAGAGAAGAGCTTAATAAATTATTATATATTATGCCTGAATGTAAGTATAAACAAAATATAATTAAAGCAGTTTCACTTCCATCTTAGTAAAACTAAAACTACTAGAAGAAGTAATTTCATTACTCTCACCGTAATTCCAAGTAATTTCAGCTAGGTTAGTAGGAAAGGCACCAATATAATCAAATTGTATTTTTCTATTATCATATTCATCTAAACCAAAAACAGTAATATTAGATGCATATGCTTTCAAATATTGTTCTCCAATAATCTCAATAATTTGATCATTATTAAAAATACCTGTCTTAACATCATTGAGTAAGTCTAACCATTTATACAATACCCAATAGTTTTTATACTCGTTATCAATTTTAAAATTAAACGCAAAGCTACTAGGTGCTGATCTAGTGTGAGAACTAACTTTAATACTCTGTGTTGCGTATGGTAAAGTTACTTCAGGTATCTCAATAGATGGTGTAAGTGTGCCGAATATACTCATTTCTAAACTATCTGAGTTTATTCTATTGTTATTTCTTGATACATTATCATTTATTTCTTTTAACCCTTGAGGTAGGTTAAGAACTAAAATAAACTTATCATTTCTGTTTTTATTTAACGGTGCTTGATTCATAACATTTCCCATCCTTGAGCGATTAGATCATCTATCTCACTATGCTGTTCACCAATATTTATATCATAATATACCATACCAGGTGGTTCCCATGTATCTGATGCATTTTGAGTTTTATATTCATTAAGGAACCCAGTAAACTTTTGATGTACAAATTCTGACAAAGCTATATTTTTAGGTTTACCATTATCATCGAGTTCTATAATATCGTAATATTTTTGAATCAATGCATTATCTAGGATCATTAAAGCCCAAATAAGAGACATAACTCTATCGTCATCATAACCTGGTTTTGCGCACCAAGTACCATTAGGATTACGTTGGAAAGCTCTTAACTCTTCTATCGTCTCTTTACTTCTAAACATGACACATTTGAGCTCATGAACCCAATATCTCATGTTGATTACACCTTTATATTTTGTATTAGTATGAGCATACACTCCTAAACGATCGAATTTAATCTTTCCTGTACTAGGACTATAACTAACAATATTAGGGTATCTATAAGTCTGATATAGTAAATCTACAACTTGACCACCGCTATTATTTCTTTCAATTAATACAGGAGGAGCTCCCCAGTGATGGCATATTTCATGAACTTTAGTTGCAAACTCAAATGGATTAATTTTATTACTAGTATACTCTGCTACTTGTATAATATTTGTTAAGTCTGTTATGTCTAAGACCTGTATAGCAGAATTGTTCTTACCTACGCCTTCAGCAACATCTACTCCAATAGTGTATATACAATCTATATCAGGCTCTTCCCAAATCTTATATGCACCATCATCAAATATATGCTTAGGTTCTTTAATTTCGTTTTCTAGCTTAGCAAAATATTCTTCATCAATAAACGAATCTCCAGACTCTAAAAACTCACAATCAAACTCCTGCCTAAAAGCTTCTTCACTTCCTATAGATTGAATAGTTTCTTGTTTCCATTTTTCATCACGCCCAGGAATTTCATACCACATCATTCTCTCTGCATACCAGTTACTCTTCTTGTTTTGGCCATCCATGTATAATTTGTAGAAGAGGTTATCTGTTCCGTTGGGAGTAGATGCTATAAAAATTTTAGATTTCTTAGAAGAGGAAATAATTGGATATACAGATTTCCAGAACGCATCAACTAAATTATTAGGAATAAATGCTAACTCATCAAGGATAAGTACATTACAAGAATCACCACGACCAGCATCTGAACTAGTAGTACTAATACCTATACTACTACCATTAGCTAATTTCATAGAAGTTTTTCCGTATTCTATTACACCTGGTTTGAGGTAGTTAGGTAGCATCTCATATGCTGTTCTGATACGAGAGAATATATTAATAGCTGTTTGTTCTTTGTTCGCTACAACAAGTATACGCTGATCTTCTTGAAAGCA